AATCGTAATGTTCTCCAGGTGATTTATAATTAGTAAATTGAAGACCTTCTGTAAAACCAAACAAATCAAATTTAAAAAATTGTCTGTTTAAATCCATAACACACTGAGAAATTTTACTAAACAACCAATAATTATTTTTAGTAGCATGTATCCAAGAAATAGAATTATTTCTTACTTTTTTTAATTTGTTATCTCTAACACGTCCTTTTATTAGACCTTCTTTTTTTCCTAATTGAATTATTTTACTACATTCTTGTGGTGTAAAAAGATTTTTTTGATAAGCAAATGATTCAACTTCATCTAATCTAAAAGGCCAAATACTACTATCTTCTTTCATATAATAAATATAACACGTACAAAAAAATTGTAAAGAATTAAGAAACTATATCGTTCCACGTTTCAGTAGAAGAATCCCAATATAAGTTAAAGTCTGATATATCATTAATTACTTTTGTTCCTAAAGCACCAACAAATCTTACGTTAGCGTCATCATAGGTAGTCTGTAATTGTTCTCCATTATGTTCAATTGAAGTGGGAGTAGGAATAGGACATATCCATTCTCCAACATCATTATAGGATGACCAACTATCGTATGGTTGTGCTCCTACAAAAATATCTTTTTCTTGATCATAGTGTCCGCCTATTGCTGCAAAATTTGCTCTAAAAGCTTTTGATTGATCTTCGTCAACAACTGACGAAGCATCTCGATCCCAATTTGGGGTATAGTAAATACCACTTCTAGTATTATAAGATGTTTGTTTCCAAACATCATTTGTTTTGTATAAAGTGTTTAAAAAATCTACTCCAGCTTGTTCAGTAGGAGCTTCACTATCATTAACTACCACAACATTAGTAACTAATCCGTTTTCATTTATTTTTGCAAAATGTGCCATTACGCTGTAAAACTTCCATTTCCATTATATATAAGAATTGTATCATCACCGCTAGTTGAAACTTGTGGACTTCCAGTAGTTTGTGATGAGTAATCGGCAGTTAATAATCTTAAAACTACTCGGCCACTATTTCCGCCCGAACCACTTGAATTACCATTAGATGCAAACGTTCCGGTTCCGCCGCCACCTAAAGGACCATCACCAGCACCACCGGCAGGCACTGAACCACCACCACCTCCAGCAGCAGTAACTCCGCTACCTGTTATATTAGAAGTTTTTCCATCTCCGCCTGAACCTCGTCCATCAGCACCACCTATTTCACCGGCACCACCGCCACCATTAGATTGTCCACTAGGACCACTTCCAGCAGCAGCACCACCATCAAAACCTTGTACGACATCACCAATTGCTTGACCACCTCCTTGTCCAGAGAAATTACTACCACCTCCGCCAGAACCACCATCACCTTGACCACCAAAATAAGATTGACCCGAACCACCACCTGTAGCTATCATTTGTACTTTGTCTCCTACGATACTTGAATTTGCTCCAACCGTTGCAGCTTGACCAGTTCCAGCACTAGTTCCAACACCAGGGCTTCCACCACCACCTACAGTAATTGTATATGTAGCACCTTTTGTTAAAGCTAAAGCTGCTTCAGTTGAAGTTCCCGATCCTCCGGGTGTGTCTGATGAATAAGAAGTTCTAAAACCACCGCCGCCGCCACCGCCGCCGCCTGTTTGAGAGGGTGTTCCACCGCCGCCACCGCCGCCACCGGCCACAGCAAAAAAATTAACAGTAACGCCTGCAGGGCCACCACCTGATCCAAATCCTAAAACTTGATAACCAAAAGACATATTTTATTCTCCTTATGCGTCGTTAGCCGCATCAGTAGTAAAGAATAATTTAATACCTAGAACTCTAGATTCTCCTGTAAAAGTATCACTACCATCTGCTGCGTCTCTATATAGTTGAAAGTAAGATTGCTCTCCTGCTGCAGGAGAACCTGCAACTGTCATTGCGCTACTTTCAGATGTAATTTGTTGATCTTCAACTGTTCCTATTCCAGCATCTGTAACTTCTATTGCTGTTCCATATGCAACATCAATAGTGTCTCCATCTGCGCATGCTACACCTTGTAAACCAAATATACAGTCTCCTGTGTTAGTTGTACTTGGAGACCAATAAACTTGATAAGTTAATGTTCCTTCGTTCCATGATTTTGGCATGGCTATTGTAAATTGTGTGTATTGTTTTGTACTAGCATCAAAATCAAATACTTTCATATCTGGTCTTATAGCTGTTGTTTCTACTTGTTCTGCATCAGCTCCATTAGTTGTAGCTGCATACATAGCTGCAGCTGGAATCCATATAGTTTCTTTACCAGCAATTTTTAAAGCAGAACCATTTCCTTGTAAAACACCTGTTCCTTTTGGAACAAGGTTAAGACTTACATTAGTTTCACCAGAAGCCGTAATACTAGGTGCATTGCCTGTAGCAGCATTTGCTAATGTAATTTCATTAACAGCTGAACTTGTTGCAGTAAGATTAATTAATTCATTTCCGTTTGTGTCTGAAATTTTTGTTCCTATTGCAGGGCTAGTTAAAGTTTTGTTTGTTAAAGTTTGTGTTCCAGTAAGAGTTACATCACCATCACCAAAACCTAAAGTATATATGTCTGGGTTACTTCCATCATTGGCTGTAGCAAATACAAGTTGATCACCTTTATCTGTTGCTGAAAAAGTAAATGAATCTCCTGAACCAGTTGCATATTTAAATTGCACTGTATAAGCACCTGATGTTGAATTTCTTAAAAAATAAAATGTTTGTGCATCATTTGGAATTGTTACGATTTGGTTTCCAGAAATTGAACCTGTAAACTCAATCATTCTGTGAGACATAACTGCACCAGTTGATCCATCAGAAACTGATAAAGCTGTAGTTTGTACACCACCTGCTATTGATTGTGCAGAAAATCCACCTGAAATTTGTTCTATAATATTTAAGTTGGTGTTAGTTTTTGATCCCCATGTACCAGCGTTTTCACCAGTTGCCATTAGTTCTACACCGAGAGCTGTATAAGTTGATGCCATAATTTTGTACTCCTAATTAGTATCTTTTTTTAATTTGTTTTATACTCATTGTCAATCATTTACTGCTGTATAATTTGCAGTTTGTGTTGCAGTAACGGAACTATATCCTGCGCTTTGCGTACCTGTAATAGCTTCATAACCTAATGGAGCTACATTACCCACACTAGCAGTTGCAGAAACTCCTGTCAATCCCATAACATCTGCTGGTGTTAAAGACCCAACTGCAGAAGTTGCAGAAACTCCTGTCAATCCCATAACATCTGCTGGTGTTAAAGCCCCAACTGCAGAAGTTGCAGAAACTCCAACTAAATCTATTGTAGGGTTTGCGCTTACAAGTATTTCACCAAGTGCTGATGTAGTGCCTAATCCTGTTAATCCTATAACATCGGCTGGTGTAATTGCACCTACAGAAGATGTTGAACTTAATCCTGTTAATCCCATAACATCGGCTGGAGATAAAGATCCAACATTTGATGTTGCAGAAACTCCTGTAAGAGTTCCAGTAAAATCAGAAAAAGCTGTAGGACTTCCAACACTAGTTGTTGCACTTAAACCAGTTAAACCTTCTACGTCTGCAGGCGCCAATACTCCTACACTTGTATTTGATTGAAGACCTGTTAATTCTAAAGTAAGACCCGTAGCTCCCCAGTTTTCAACACCCCAACCATCAGAACCCCAACCTGTATTTATTTCTGTAAGAATTGTTAGAGATCCAGTAGATGATGTTGCACTTACACCTGTTGCTAGTATAGTTGGGTTATTACTTTCACCCCATGGTTGCTCACCCCATTCAGCTCTACCCCATCCTTGTAAGGCTCCTGATATAACTTCTCCAACAGATGAAGTTGTAGATAAACCAGAAAGTAAAACTGAGTTATCACCTAAAGCTCCCCATTCATTATCACCCCAAGCTTTTCCACCCCATCCTGCATCTAAGAAAGTTTCTACTGATCCAATATTAGTAGTAGCACTTACTCCTGTAAGAGAAAATACTACATCATCTTGACTTCCCCAAGTATTTTGATTCCATTGTAAAACTCCCCACGTATCAGGGTCCACAGTATTTGCTTGACCACCCATACCAGAGTGAATTGAACAATAATAATATAAAGTTGGTGCTGAGGCAGCGACAGTTATTTGAACTTGTGTTGAACTATTTACAGTTACACCTGTTGTATATTCACTTCCAGAATTGTGTGTGCCATCTGATGTTGTAGAAAATCTAAATGGGTGAGCTGAAGGATAATTAAATACATAAGTATAACCTTCTGCAAGATTTATAGTGTCTTGTTGGACTCCATCAATAAAATATTTATTGCCACCATCAATGTAGGATACCGTTACTGTGAATGTTCGGATTGCCGACATAAGGACTTACTCCTTATGCTATACGAATTATTGCGTTAGATGCGTCGGCTGTAGGAAATTGAATTGTAAAAGTTCCACTTGTTACAGTTTTGTCTGCACCAAATGCAATTGCACAAACTGCTCTATCAGAGTTTGTATCGTTATATATTAAACAACCATTAGCTGTGAAAGAAGCTGAAGTAAAACTTATATCTGCAAAATCACAAACAGCAGTGTCAGTTGATAATACAGGAGTTACACTTGTAAGTGCTTTTCCACCAGCTGTATAAGCAGATCCTGATGTGTTAGAAATTTCATTTGATGTACTGTAAGCTGTAGTTGATTTATTTAAAGTAGCACTACTTGTATATAAAGCTAATTTAAAACTGTTTCCAGATGATGCCGTAAAATTGTGTAAAGCTTGTAAAACTTCTGCTTTAAAACTGTTACATATTGCTGATGTTATTGCCATAATATTTATCTCCTAATTACTGAGGCGGTGACTCGATTGGAATTCTTATTGTACCATCCGTGTAATCGTCTCGTCTTCTTCTTCCAATTTGCATTGCTGCAAACTTTTGTAGTTCTTGTTTATACTTTTGCTCGTATAATGTCAACATATCTGTTGGACCTTTTAAAAATCCATATGCCTCTACTAAACATGCATATAACAGACCTTGGGGGAAATACAAACTAATATAATTAGTCTGATTACTAGCTTCTAATGTAGCAGGCATTTTATTGTAATATATTCTAAATATATAATTGGCATCTGGAGTAGGTGCTAAATAAATTGATCCAGAAGTAGTGTCTGATAATCCTGTTGCTCCTCCAAACATAGAATAATATTTAGGTTTTCCAGTAACGTCTGCACCTGAAGTAGTTGATCCTTCTGGACCGGTTAATCTTCCTACATACTCACTTAAAAAAGTTTGATCACGTCTTTCTAACCATGTGCCTTTTTCAGTTGAGTTTGTAGCATTAAACACTTCAACACCTCTAATAAATAAAGCTCCTGCTGGAACTCTAATATTATTTACATCTGTTGCCATTGTACCTTGCTCCACGAATCTGTCTGAATCCATAGGTAGATCCATCATAATTCTTTGTTGAGAGTTTAAAATAAAACTTTCTAAAATATCTGTTGTAAATACATTAGCATCTACTTCTGTGTAGTTTCTAATTTGTGTAACTAATGTGTTATAACTAATTCCTGACATAATTAACCTTTATCATTTACGGGTCCAATTGTACATTGAAAACCGCCTCCTGTTTCTGCACTTGTAGCATTAGATACTAATGGTACTGTTATAGAATTATATTGTGTTTCAGTTGCTGGTTGAGCCCCTGTTTGAACTGTTGTTCCAATAGCAGTTGCTAAATAAGATCCAAAAACTTTTGCTCCGCTGCTATGTGTAGTTGCTGTAGTGTTAGATAACGTTATTCCATTAAATGGTGCAGCTGTTCCACGTGTACATCCTGTTAAATTATTACCAGCTTTACCTGTATATTGAATTACTTCATTTAAATATTTTCCATAATTAGTTGTGTCTGGAGTTGTGTCAATTTTTTCTATCATAATAAAACCAGAAGTTGGAAACTCAGTTGCATCTGTTAAAGTAATTGTTGTAACAGAATTACTTATGTTTCCGTTTAGTGTAGTTTCTAATTCTAAAGTTGTAATTGCAACACCTCCAACCGGTTTTTTAACAGATTGAAATCTGACATAACTAGTTCCATCATTTATTTGATTTGATGGATAAGATACACTTAAAGTTCCAGATGCAGCAGTAGTTGTAAAAGGATTATTAGGTAAAATATCTTGTACAGGAAACTCAACTCTAGCCGGTCTTGCATTCATTAAACCTTGTGGGTCAGCCCCTACGGGATGTGGTTCTAATTGTGGTTGCTTGGGTTCAAATTCAGAAATATGTACAAACGCACCAGTCCATTCTTTAACCATTTCTCTATATGGAAAAGCTGCACCTGATCTATCAGATATTGCTAATGCTCTACTACCTTTTGCGAATCTAGCCATTATACATTTGGATAGTATGTCTTCGGAGTAATAAATGTGCTAGCTGGAGAACCATCTTCAGATAGTGCTCTTGCTAATTCATCCTCGTACAACAACTTCATCTCCTGTGTTCTTTGTGGTGCAAACTTCATAGATAAGTAATAAGATAATCCTGAGATCATACATGGTACAAATCTAAAAGGTGCATCACTTGCGTTAGTATATGCTCCTGCATCTTGAATTCTTTTTACGTAATAAACATTTAAAAAATTTGATGCAGCCGTTGCGTTAGGCATAGGATAAATAGTAATTGTAACTTTATCTATAAATCTTTGTACCCAAAATTGTGAAGGTGTTCCAAGTGATGCTTTGTTTGCTGTTGCAGAATAAGCATCTCTTGCAACTTTAGTTAAACCAGTATCTGATTGAGATGTGGTATTATAATTTTGTCTATAAGCAACATTTAAAATATCTGAAATACCATAAACGTTTGCTGTTGGAACTGTTGTAGCTTGAGGTGGTTCTCCTCCTCCAGGAACATCTGAAGAATTTCTATAAAAAGTATAAACACCAGAACCTTCAGCTGTTGCATCAACATTAGTTGATGAACCTACTACTAAATTAATATTAGTATTTCCTACTTCCCAAAAATGTATTCCTCTATTACCCCACTCTTGAAAAAGAATGTTTAAAGATCTTCTTGCAGTTTTTATTTGATGACCTGCTGTACCTACTAAACCAAGACGTTCGTAGGCATCTGCAATGATTTCATCTATCGAGAAATCCTGATCAAATGAGTATGATGAGGAAGTAGTATTCGCCATTGGCTACTCCTTTAAAATGTTCCAATTACGTAACAAAAATCACAGTTAGTAAGATCTACGTAAGCTCCATCATTACAATAAATACCAGCTCCTGGTAATTTAAATTCATGAACAGCATTATCAGCTGATCCAAACTTACCATGAAAAACTAAATTTTTTGCTGTTGCAGATCCAGTTTCATTATAAATTTTTATTTCAGCGTCCGCTCCAGTAGCCATTCCGAAGATGTTCATAATATTAATTTGTTTTATATTAGTAGCTGTGGATGTAGTTGGTGTATTTACTAAACTTTGTAAATTACCGTCTGCAGTCAAGACAACTGTTTGTCTAACTTTTGATGTTATTGACATAATTTTATTCTCCTTAAAAAGTGCTCCCGAAGGAGCACTCTAATTATTATTATGAAAGGTTATTGTTCTGCAAGTAACTAATAGTTACTGTAGCAGCACCTGCTGACGCATCATTGTTTGCACCATTATAGATGTAACCAATTCTGATGTCAGAAGTTCCAATATCTTTCCAGTTTGCACATAGTGCAGCTGTTCCTAAAGCTATCTTTCCAACTGCTGAAATAGCTACGTCATTAACGTATAAATCAGTATCCGCAGATGAACCAACTTCAAGTATATCAGTACCTGAATCGTTAAACGCAGTTTCTACGTTAACATCGATTCTTACGATTTGAGAGTTAGCTGGAATTACAACGCTAGTGTCTGTTGCAGCTCCTTCAGTTGTATAAGCAAATGAAAATGATTGAGCCATTAACACTTGACCTGTGTTTTTAACATTAGTTCCAACAGTAGTACCTATAGTGTTTTTAATAGTACCAGCTAATATTGGTCCTGAAAATGTAGTTTGTGCCATAATATTCCTCCTAGAATATTTAAATGTAGTCCCTAGGGGTTGTCGACTATACGCGTCTACATTTAAGTTATTTTAATTTGTATAGTAATTTATTTATATATTAGATTTTAGTAGAGTGCAAGAGAGCCTGTAAAGAAAGTGCGATTTCAGCGATGTAGCTTTTGTTCTAAGTAGCTACAGAAACTTGCGGAGCGGCATCTTCAATAATGTTATGCCTGTGAGCAATAGCTGCTTCTTCCAGCTTAATGTCGGTAATGACTTTTTTAACTTTGTCATCAATTCTGACCATTTCAAGAGTGTATCTACCATTAGTAAGATGCTCCTGTTCCCACTTCAACTCCAAGGACCTTTTTTGTTTGTATAGGTCTTGTATCATCAACAACCTCCTCATAGGTTATT